TGACGCCTGGGCTGCGGATATTTTAGCGTTATTCTGCGCTGTGACCGCCTGCTGACGTGCGGTTTCTGCACCCTTCATGGCGGTGTCTGCCTGTGTTGCGGACGTTTCAGCCGCTGTCTTTGCGGTTTCAGCACGGCTTGCCACCTGCGTTGCCGTGTCGGCTGATTTCTCTGCGGCTGTGGCAGATTTAGCGGCGTTATTTGCCATTGTTGTCGCTGTTTCTGCAGCAGTGACGGCGGTCTGCATATCTGCGTGTACCTGCCTGCCTATGGCGTCTATGCGGTCTAGTGCGTCGGCTGCCACACTTGGTGACGGGATAGCTGTATCGCCGATAGCCGCACCTATTCTCAGACGGAATATGCGTGATTTTTTAACTAATATATACTCATTGCCTGCTAATTTTTTCGCCGCTATCTGACAGCTGACTGTCTGCGCTGAACGCAGTATATCAGCCGTAGGTGTCCACTGTCCGCCTGTGATATCGACCTCATAGGCAGTGCCGTCACCGTAGTCGATAGTCAGCACATAGCGGTCTGCGCCGTCTACTGTCAGCCCTTCGACCGACACGGGTCTAGCGTTCGTTTCGCCGACGTAGCCCAGCAGGGCTGTGTTCAGTGTTACGTCATAATCTGCATTTAATGTTATCGTCATTTAATCACCCCTCTTTACTCTATTGCAATATAATCAACATAGTATGTTCCTGTTGGAACGGTTTCCAATGTTGGCCCGTTATTAGCTCCCATGCAGACACTCATATAGTATGACGTTCCTGACCCATAAACGTGGGTGCAGTAGTTCTGATATGGTGTTGGTGTGTCTGTCTGCCGTAGCGTTGCTATTACCTGTTTAGGCGCAAAGGTCAGTCCAAGCGGTATCTGCATCAATGGATTCGCTTTCGTCATCTTGTATTCCACAGTGCCATAGTGTATCTTGCCGGCTCGGCTCAGTATCTCATCGATTTCCTCGCCTGCGTGTTGCATAGGATAGTCGTTGATATCTTGCGCCAATGTCAAATTTTCATCAGCCATTATCTCGCCCCCCTTAAAGCTGTTCTTCTACCGACAGACCTACCGCAGAAATATCAGCACTCAGTCCGCCGTCAAAAGTAAATTCTAAATTTGTTATTGGTATGTCATAGCTGTCTGCACCGTTGGTGTAGGTCACCACGTCACCTATGTCGAAACGTGGGTCACCAAGTCTGTGGTATAGCTCAGTGGTGTACCACGAAAATCCACCTATCCTGCGCCACAGAGATTGTAGCAAAGACTCTGTCATGTATGGATTTTCAAACTCTAAAACTCTACCCTGCGTTGTATCTGTCACACCAAGCGACAGCGTTACATCATCACTCACTTTGCAGATAATGCCCACGATAGCGTTCTGCCTTTCAGACAGTGTTGGCAGGTCTATTGTGTTGTTATCAAGCGTTTTCACGCTCGAGCCGTACCATTTTCGGACGTACCGCCCGAAGCGGTCAACATACCCGAACTGCCCCTGAGCTGAGGCAAGGTAAGACAGCATTTGCCGCATGGTCACGTCCTTTGGCACTGAGCTGACCTTGAAATAGAAATACTTTGAGTACAGCACCTTGCCGTTCTTATCTATCAACCTTCTGCCGTTCTTGTCACGCAGTAGTCGCACCTCTGTGTAGTCATTGCCGTTCTGCAATCCTAATTGTCTGCAAATGTCGTCTTCGACGGCTTTATTCCAGTTTGGCATAGGGATATGCGGTACATATGGCTTGTCCGAGAAGTACAGCCTGTCCGCCATTGTCAGCTGGACACTGCCGCCCGACTTTTTCGACTTAACGCAGGTGAAACGTCCCATTGGTATTTTTTCGTCGTCAAGCACTTCTCCAAGCTTGCTTATCTGCTCAACTGTCAGCTTTGAAAGCTCAGCGTAGGTGTAGGCTTCTAGGGTGGAGTAGGTGGTCACGCCTGTGAGGTCCGCAAGGTACAAGGAAAGGTCATACTCGTTGCCGAGGAAACGTGCTTCAGCATCGTTTATCTGTAATGCCCAAGACTGTGAGCACACTGCACCAAGCTCTATGTCGTCACTGAGGCTCGTTGACTGCACGTCACTGGTAGCGGACATTATGTTGTCCCCCATTATTACGCTCTCGTCGTTTTCAAGCCACATACGCCATGTGCGGCAGTAGCTTTCGATGCGTGAGGAGACGGTTGTACTTGTTGTATACATATATCCGCCTCCTACTGCATGATAAGGTCAACAGCAACGCCTTTGCAAAACTGCCGCTTTTCGTCCCAGCCGAAAACTTCATAAGTTGGGTCGCCTGCATAAACGTCAAAAGTGCTTTCCTGAAATGTCTCATCAAGGAGCGTGATACTGAAAAACGGACTGTCAACGTTGGAGATATACTCATTGAGCTTTGCCGTCTCCTCACCTGTGAGATGATACCATTTCAACGTGACAGTTTTCTTTATGGCTCTTATATCGCCCACCATTTTGCAGTTAGCCGTTCGCCCTGCATTGTTCGACCATATCTTGTTGTTTGTAAAGCTCACTTCCGCAGGTGTGGCGACCCTTTCGCTGCCGAATATAAGTCCTCTGCTTTTCATTTTCTGCACCTCCTATGCCCTTATTGGCGACCTGCCGTTGCGTTTGATATAGTCATTGATATCATCAATAACTATCTGTGTGATAGTCCTGCCGTTGAGCGTAAGCGGTATGGTAACGCTTATCTTCTGGTTGCCCCCTGCTCCGCCGTATGACACAAGAGCCTGCAAAACAGCCTGTGTGATAGTATCAAGCGGTGCCTCAATATTCGTACCACGCTTCTGATCGCCCAGAACTGCAAGAAACTCAGAGTTCGGCGGTATTACTGCACCTTGGGCAAGTTTGGGTATTTCGGGGATATCAATTTGGCTTAGGTCAAAGCCAAATGTCTGACCGCCAAGATCACCGGGAAGCCAATCAGGCGTCGTGAAGCTCAGCTCGTTTATGCCGTCGATTATCCAATTCAAAGCGTCCTCAACTGCACCTGTCAGACCATTTATAAGCCCGATTATCAAATTAATAGGTGTTTTTGCTATGTCAACAAGTGCGTCCCACACGCCTTTGAAGATCTTCTTTACACCCTGCCAAGCTTTTTTCCAATCACCGGTGAACACTCCCGCTATGAACAACACAACGCCTTTAAGTGCTGAAATGATGTTCTTCACGGCGTCAATTATATTGCTTATGACATTACCCACTGTTTTTATTATCTTGCCAAGCACACTGCTGACTATCGGTCCGAGTATGCTCACAAGCCAATTCACAACAGGTGCTATGGCTTTGTTGTAAATGCTCAGAACGCTCGTGATAAGTGTTCCAACAAAGTCGAGAAACTCATCAAGCAGAGGTTTCAAGTGCTCCGTCCAAACGCTGTCAGCAACGTCCATGAGCTTGTCAAACACAGGTTTCAAGACCGTTTCCCACAGGTTGAGAAATATGTTCTTTGTGGTGGTTATACCCTCGTTTATGCCGTCAAATATAGGCTGTCCCCATTCGTTCCAAAAGTCTGAAATACTCTGCCAAGTATCGCACCACAGTGTTTTCAAGGCGTTCAACACAGGCTGTGCAATGCCGTTCCACAAGGTATCGAAGATCTCTTTTATGTTGTCAAACAGTACGCCTAGCGTGTTCCATGTCTGTGTGCCAAAATCCGCCATTAGGGGTAATCCTACAGTGAGAAAGTTTTGCAGTATAGGAAACACTGCCACATTCCAGATATCAGAAAACACCTTGTTGAAGCTGTCAAAAAGTCCTATGCCTATCTTGCCAAGCGTGCTGAAAGCGGTCTGCATAAGCGGTGTAAAATCGTTTATAAAATAAGCTTTGAGCGGCTCGGAAAGCGACTTTATATCGCTGAAAACTCCGCCGAGTATCTGAGCAAGTTCAATGCTCTCTCTTTCAAGTCCGCCCCATATATCAGCGAAAATAGGCTTAAAATTCTTATCAAGATAGTCTGCAAACTTTTCAAACTGAGTTCTTACTGATTTGAAAAAGTCAGACAGCTTTTTATCTGCCTTACCCGTATCCACCTCAACGCTAGTCCCGGAAGGCTGCATTATATCCCCAGCTCCGCTGACCCCAGTGCTGTCTGACTTGCTCTCATCATTCAGCTTGTTCATCTGGTCAAAGCTTGCAAGAGAGCCTTCCTGTGCCTCTTGAGTCTGTTGTGCATTGTCGGCTATATCGCTGTAATTATCCGCTACCTGAGAGGTGCTTTTCACTATGCTTTGAGCCTCGTCTGCACTGTTGCTTAGTTCAAAACCGAACGCCTCTGAAAGTGACCTCGCTGCCCCCTGTGCCAAAGCTATGAGCTGTGAAAGCAGACTGTTTATCGCCTTGACAGCAGGCAGAAGAACGTTCATCAGCACAGTGCCGATAGTTGCTCCGAACTCTTTCCATTGCTCAGAGAGTATTCTAGTTTGGTTTGCCCAGCTGTCAGAAGTCTTTGCAAAGTCCCCCTGAGCAAGAGCCGTCTGTGACATAACGTAGTTGTATCTCAGCTGGACTTTTTCAGCCTGCGACATATAGGCAGTTGATTTCGTGATACCCTTTGAAAGTGCATACGCCTGCAAGTTGGCGTCCGTCATAACGATACCGAACTGTTTGAGGGTCTCAGTTTCGCCTGTAAAAATTGATTTCAGAGCCGTGCTTGCCACGTCCTGACCAACGTTATAAAATGACGCCATATCCGCAGACAGCCCTGTAAGAGCCATAGCCATATCGCTTGCACTGTCATTGGCAAGCCCCATTCCTGCCGCCATTGCCATGAAGTTTGAGCCTGTCTGCTTTGCGGTAAGCTTTGAAATGCCGTAGGTCTTAACAGCCGTGTCAGCGAAGTCCTCCATTTTCTGCTTTGATTCACCGAAAGCCGTGTCAACAACGTTCTGAACTTCCGCAAGGTCTGAGGCTGTTTCTATGGATTGCCTGCCGAAGTCCACAAGCTTCTTGACGGAGAATGCTGCCGTCACAGCCATTGCAAGGCTTTTAAGCTTTGGCTTGATATCCCCCACCATATCGGAAAGGCTTTTCAAGCCCTTTTCAAAGCCCTCTTTGTTTATGTTGGTGTCAAAATTCAAGCACCCGTCAGCCATTGTCATTCACCTCCCGTCAGTTGTTTCAGAAACTCTTTGTCCTCGTTTTCAGCCCTCTGCTCTTCTGCTGAGAGCTTTCGTTTAAGGTCTATCATATTTCGGTGGTTTCTGTAAAACTCCTGCTCGTATTTTTCAAGCTTTTTGCCCTTGTTAAGCTTTTGCCGTATGCCTATAACAGACGAAAAAAGCCCCTCGCCTATCTCGTTGAAATAGCCGAGAAAAGTCCACCAATGAAGATATTTTACCGTCCTCGTTTCAAAGCCTGCCGCCTTGTTCACCGCAGGAAAAATAAAACTCTCGTCCTGCTCCCAGTCGATAGTTTTTGCAGGCTGAACGCTCTCCTGTGGAACATCTCCACCACCCACAAACCAATAAGCCTTGTTGACAGCCTCCTGCAAATGCTCTCGTGGGATATCCTCAGCGTAAAGGCATTTAAGACACACATAGCACTTTTCACGCTCGTCAAGTTCGGGGTCTGCAAAGGCTGAATAGATACGCAGGATTACCCGAAAATCCGAGTGTATGGCATACTCTCTGCCGTCTATTTCAAGGGCTGTTGGCAAACTGCCTATCATTTCAGCAGCTCCCTGAGCAGAGCCTTTTTGTCCTCGTCAGAAAGCTCCGCCACATTGACCGCAGGCTGAGCAATATGTTGATGAGCGATAACAGGTGCGGTGTACTTCTCCGCCTTTTCTTCGAGCTTTATCTGAGCCGCCGTCTGCGTTGACTTTATCTCCTGCACCACCACCACAAGAAGCGCTTCAAGGAAGTTCACAAGTACAGGCTTGCCGTTTGAAGCCACAGAGAACACGTTCACGCTTTCGAGCGCCGCCGTACACACATCGGTTCCAAATATGTCATTGACCATTTCTCTTGCACGCTGGTCATACTCTTTGAGAAGCTGAGTTCTGTCCTCGTTCTTCTCACGTTCTGACACTTCTTCTGCGATATTGTCAACCTTGCTCATAGCGTCCTGTATCCTAGTGATGATACCAACGTCTGACACGTTTATCCTTATCACTCTGTTCTCGTTGCCATTTATAGCGTACTCTTTGTAATTGCCGCTGTTAAAATTTATTGACTGCATTGACATTTCTATCGTCCTTTCTGTATTATGGCAAACAAAAAGCACTCCGCTCTGAACGAAGTGCTTTCATATGTTTGTCATATAGTTTATTCTTCCGTAGTCTTTGCAAACGTTGGCACGCCTGCCGCAAAGGTGACAGAGCCTTTCACTCTGTTTCCTGCAAAGGTGCAGTTGAACGGGATATTTACGCCCCCCTGTGGTCCGCCATAAGACTGCGGCTTGACTATGATATCTTCCGTCCATGCGTCATACGCACCTGTGGTCTTGTCAACGATGACTTCAAGCACGCTTGTCTTGCAGGCGTCACCCGTAAGACGATTCATCATGATATCCTTGAGCTTTTCGTAAAGTGCGTCACCGGGCTTTGCATAGAATGTGTCAAGGTCAAACTCAGGCTCATAGCCATTGTCCTCAACTGTGGTCTCATCAAGGATATTCTTCTTTGTGGAAGTGTCAGGATTGAGTGCCACACTTGCGTCCTCAACGTCCTTACCGAGAAGATACCAGCTTGGTGATGAGGCGACCGCTGCGAATGTAGTGTCAAGATAATGCAGAAGATGACTTCTGTTAAGCTTTCCGCTCTTGTATGAATAATCAGGCATATGTTTTCCTCCTTTTATATCTGATACTGTGCCGCTATCTGCAATTGATACTGCACAGTATCGTTTGTGTTTTCATTTGGTATTGCGTATATCATTCCATTTGCACAGGTGAGCTTTTCAAGAACGCCTGTCCTTTCCTCGTCATCTGTTATGGTAGTGAACGTGGTACCTCGGTACTTGTCTGCATAGCTTTCAAGCCACATCTGCAATTCAAGCAGCACACCGCTGTTTGACATTCTGTCAAAGTCGTTCATAGACTGATACACCGCATAGAGAATGAAGTTATGCTGTCTTGTCTGTCCGCCCAGAATATCAGAGCTTATAAGGCTGTCGCCTGTTGAGGACAAGCCGTAATTTGTTGGCGTATCATCGGTAAAGTCGATATGGATATCGTTGCAAACCTCCGATATTTTCGGGAACTGCTGCAAGATATCTTTCACAAGCTCGATTATGTTCATTTCGCTTTGCCTCCCATTATCGCCGCCGCTCCTCTGAGTATCTGCTGCTTCTTGTCGGCTTTCATTCGCTCAAACCAAAGCTTACCGGCAAGTGGTTCTTTAAAAGTGCTGTAAACAAGGTCTTTGTCCGTAAGCACTTTCTTTTCACCCTGTCGGGCGTAAGACGAGCCTGTAACAGAGGATACCATAAGCTTGCCGTAATACTGATAGCGTGCGTAGGGCACAGTATACTGTATCTTGCCGCTGCCTATTTTTGTGCCTCTCGTGGCAGACTTTCTCAGATTAGTGCTGAGGGTAGGTGTATACTTCACCATATGCCTTATGCACTCGGCGTCAATGAACTTCTGAGCCTTGTCAAAGCGTTCTGAATACTTGCCTGCAAAGGACTTATCCCAAGTTATAGCCCTGCTGTCCATAGGCTGACCTATCTTCATTTCACGCTCACCTCCATATGTGGCAGACCACCGAACATATAATCATCAATGCTCATTACCGTAACAAAGTCATACTCCGCACGGAAGATTTTCATGCTCTCAGATATGCTCTGCGGCGTTTGATTATCAAACTCAAACTCGCATTTTCCTCTCACAAGCATATCCTTTGCAGGGTTTTTCGGTGCATTATCATCATAGAAATACACCCTTGTGCTGTCTGAGGTCTGCATACCGCTTTTCACGATACTTCCCGACTTATTCTCACACCAGTAAACTTTCTCTGCATACTTCCGCACAAATCCCTCTGTCTGCTTGTCAAAAAGATACACCGTGCAATCGCTGTTTGCAAGCATTTATCTCACCCCTCTGTAAAGCAGCCCTGTTCCGCTGAGCCATTTGTACACGATATCGTGAACGGCTCTGTCAGCGTTCTGCCTGCGGATATCTGAGCTTTCATATGACTTTGACCAACCCCCAACGCTTTCGGAAGATACCCCCTGAGTGCCGCCCTCCTGCTCTGCCTTGAAGATATTCTCCGCAAGCTCGCAGCAGCACATTTTCACTTCTTCGGGGATATCGTTCTCGTCAACGTTGTCAAAGGTATATTGCTTCATAAGGCTTGTGGCTTGCATTGCATAGAAGTCAAAAGCGGCAGATATGTCAGGCTCTCTGCCGCAAAGATAAACGCCTATATAATAGCTCTCGTTTGCATATGCTTTCATACTGCCGCACCTCTTTACTTCTTGAATCTTGCAAGCACTACCTTTGACTGGTCTGAAATAGCCACAGTGTAATGCTTGTCAGCAGATATATCTGTGCAGCGCTTTGTGCTTCTTCTCTCTGTTTCAACGTTGGTGTCACGCTTGAGGTAGATAGTCAGAGCTGATGTTTCGTCCTCTGTTTCAGTATCAGCGTTGAGCTTGATGATAGGGCATATGTAGAAAGTGCCAGCCTTGACAGCGGCGTTCTTTACAACATAGTCACCCACCTTTGGAGCGTAACCCTCTGCACAAGGTGTTACTGAGCCGAGCTTTATCTGTGAAGCAGTTGGTGAAGCTGTGCTGTCCGCAACAACTTCCTTTGCACCCTCTGCATCGCTGTCAACTCTTACATACTGTTCTGGGATAGCCTCGTTAAGTGAAACCTTCTTTGACGGAACGATACGGCAGTTCGCTATTTTGCCTATCTCGCCTGTCATGACCACATTGCCGTCATACTTATCGGCAGAAATAAAGTTCGGGTCCTTTCTAAGCTGTGAGTTCTGATGAGGATTAATAAACATAGCCTTTTCGGTGTTCAGCTCCTCATTGAACTTGTCAACAGCGTCAACAATGCCGCTGTAAGAGATAGCAGAAGCCGAGCCGTCATAGATGAGCTGAGCTTTCATAAGTGCGTCCATGCTGTCTGCGTCCACCTTAGAAGCGATAGACATTGCAAGCTGTGAAGTCGCCTGACCTGCAGGGTTGCCATAGCCGCTGAGAACCGCTTCATCAGTTATCTCCACCGCTTTCATGGCTTTCTTTACCTTAGCCTGAGTGGAGTCTGTTTCAAGCTTGACAGTTTCAGCCTCAACGCCCTCTGCAACATCAACTGCATCGCCGATATACTTGTACTGCGGCACTGTGATAGTGTCGCCAGGCACGCCAACGAGCGTTCTGTCTATCTTCGCAAAGGGAGATACAGTTATCTTAGACTCTATCTTTGCGTCGATCATATCACTCATTACCTCAGGGTCGATAAGGTCGGTGATCTTTGTTTGCTCTGCGAAATACTGCATAGAAATTCTAATGCCATTTGTCATTTTCATAATATCCTATCCTTTCAACTGTTCGTATTTTTCGGGGTCTGTTCGTTTAAGTTCCAACCTCTGCATATACCCCATTTTTGCAAAGGCTTCCTTACTCACTTCACCTGCGGCAGGCGTCCCTGTGGGAGCAACCGGGTTCTTGATAGGCTCGGAACTTTCAAAAAGATAATCGTTATCTTTCTTCACGTTCTCGATAGCCGTCTTGATATCCTCAGCCTGATTTTTGGAAGCTTTGAGAGTTTCCACATCAAGCAAAGCTTTAAGAGCCTTGACGTTTCTTGCCTTGCTTGCCGAGATAGCGTTATCAAGGGTAGCGTCAAACTCCATATCAGATATCTTCGCCTGATACTCGGTATCTTTCTTAGCAAGGTCAGCGGTGAGCTGTGCGACTTTGCCGTTAAGCTCCTTGACGTCCACGCCCTCAAATTCTTTGAGAGAGTTCTGTGCGGTATCAAGGCTGTCCTTATAGTTATCACGCTCCACCTCAAGGCGGCTTTTCACCTTTTCAAACTCAGCCACAGTCTTATAATTCTCTGCCACCTGTTTTGTGATGTCCTGTTTCTTGTCCTCAGGGATAACGATACCCAGAGTGGCAAGGATCTCAAAAATGTTTTTCATATGTTTGTCCTTTCTACATAGCTTATATACCGCTCTGTCTGCGGTGTGAAAGTCTGACAGTTTAACGTCATATCAAGGACGAAATGGTATGAAAAAAGCACCCGTTAAGGTGCTTAGTTCCGATATTTGGGTATAAAAATACCGCCCGACATTAGTCAAGCGGTAAAATTATCATTTGAAATACTCTGTAAGTTCAACTTCTGAATCAATGTACACAGCGTCAATATAATAACTGTTGTGTACGATTATCTTCTTTCCGTTTAATTCATATATCTGCGTTTGTGAGCCGTCAACATCTGTCAGCATATCGGACCGTTCAATGCCTGGGATATGCTTTTCCAATGCTGCACATTGCTTTTCAAAAATTTCTTTGTCCGCAGCCGTGCAAATATTGTATTCATATTTTTTCATTGCTGATCATCCAATCCATACCTTTTATCTACTGATCTTCGTGTTTTTACAGCGGTCTTCAAAGTGTCTGCTACAGCTTCTTCTCTGCTCATGTTTTTTCGTACCATTTTATTTGATACCAAGTCTTCAAAAGAAATGATAGGTTCGGTCTGGTCAAGGGTTTTACGAGCTTTTTGATCTTCCATTAACTCTCTTGCCTGAAAGCGATATTTGTTACGCAGTTCACAAGCTTGTCTTGCCTGTTCTTCAATAGACTTGCTTTTGTCGATAAGCTGAGGGATATTTTTATTATGGTGTCTGTACCACTTTCGCACGTCTATATCAGACATCTTACCTTTCATATCAATTATATCACTATAATCTTTTTGCGTCAAGTCTATCTTGGTTTTTCCCACCCCGATATTCCCTAATCCGTCTGCATTCACACGCTCTCTCTGCTGGGGCAGACCCATTGCTTTTGAAAACCTTGTATACTCCTGGGAAGTGCCACGATATTTACAGCGTGCGTTGATGATATCCTCCTCGTCTGCGCCTGCCTCTTCAAGAAGATGTATCTTCTGCCGCTGGGCTCTCATTGCAGTTTCAAGCTTTCTTTGCCGCTGTAAAGCCTCATACTTTGTGTACTCTTTATCACCGTATTTAACAGGCTTGTTCTCCTCTGCATTCATCTGTGTAAGCTCCTCATCTGTGTAGGAACGCTCAGATATGCCGGGGATAAAGGGGTAATAATCGTGATAGCAATTCGCTCCGCACAGACCCGTCACAGTACCAAGACCGCAGATAGTTTCAAGTTCTTTTTTGCTGTAGACCTTGCCCTGCCATTCTTGGTGAGAGGGTCTTGCCCCACTGTGCCAGGTGACTTCAAAATAGTCTGTGCCAAGCTCTTTTGCGTTGTCCTCATTCATTTTTGCGGTTAGCTGTGAAAGCCCTGTCATCACCGAACGCCTTGCGGCTACGTCTGCCCTGTTGCTCCAGCCTGTGGCATAGTCCACAGTGCGAAGACCTGAGTTCGTCATATCCGAAATGACTTTCTTTATGACCGTATTATAATCGAACGCTCCGCTTGCTATGCCCATTATGGCGTTATCAAGGCTCTGCTGATAAAAGTCAGCCGCCTGCGTGAATTTCAGCTTGCCGTCAGGCTGTTTTACTGCAAATCCGAGTGACTGAGATATGTTTTTAAGATCCCCCGAAGTCTGCTCCGATACAGCCGACAGCAGCCTTTGCAGGCCCTCATTTTCTTCAAGGGGTATCCGTGCCTTGCCTTTGGTCTTGTATATGCTATCGTCCCATTCATAGCCTTTTTGCAGGATATCATTGTACAGTTCTTTTATCTCAGTTTGGGAGAGGTCAAGGTTATCGGCTATGGCTTTCTTTATCTCACGCTTGCTCATTCCAAGCTCGTGAAGCCTGTATATCTGCCAATCTGCCGAACGTGTTATCTCGCCGTTTATCTTTATCCTGCGGACGATATCCTCCATTATCTGCATTTCAAGGTCACGCAGTGGCTTGTCAAGCACCATTGAAACTCGCTCTATCTCGCTTGCTTTGAGCATTATTCTATTACCTCTGCGGTGCTGTCGGAGGTCATTTTCTTAGCCGTTTCCTCGTCCTCACCATACCATTTCATTCGGTATTCCCACAGGGGCATAATGCCCATAGAAACGTCCTGACGATCGCTTGCACGCTTTGTTTCATCATCAGCAAGGATACTGTCCTCAAAGTTCACAGACAGCTCATAACCGCTTTGAGTAAGCCCATTATAAAACGCCAGCGAATAGCAGAGGTCTTCAAGGCAGACACGGAGATTATTCTGTATCGCCGTGACAGTATCGAACTTTCTCTGCTTTGAGGACTTTATCTCCGTTGCCGTCTTATCAACTGTCTGTGGGTTTGAGATATCCCCATAGGACAGCCCCACAGCAAACTCTATCTCACGCTTGTATTCTTCAAGACCTGCGATAAAATCAGCCTGCCTTAACTGCGGTGAGAACTCGTGATAAAAGTCACCGCTCGTGCCAGCCGACACGTTTACCCCTCTGAAAAGCCGTTCATTGAGCTTTGGCATTTCTGCACGCTTCTTACCTGTGAACGGGTCTGTCACAGGTCTTAGCACAGCTTCGTCAACGTCTATTGCACGCTCTCCTGATTCAAACTCCCAATCGAGCCTGCCAAACTGGATATCAGCTTTTCTTATGACTTCTTCCGCCCCTGCGAACACTGATACGCCTGAATGTGAACCGTCAACTGTATTGTCGATAGGGTTGACATAATAGCCGAAAGAGGGTCGCAGCATAAGGGGATAGGCTATCTGAGGAATAAGCTCCGCCCACTCTGAAACAGCTGTGAGGGGCATCTCAGCCCCGAGAGACACGCCGTCATTGGAGCGAAAAGCCCTGTTTGTGATAGTCAGTCCTTTTTCATAGTCCAGAGCGTGATATTCAAGCCTTATGCGGTAATCATTATCGCCCATGCGTTTTATCTCAGGGAAAATGACCTTTATAAGCCTGCCGTTCACGTCATACTCCACAGGAATAAATTGCGACTGTGGAACATACTGCACCTTATCAGCACCCAACGGCTTTATTATCATTGCTCCTGTTGCAAGACCTCTTTGCAGATTTTTATTGAGGTTTTCAAGGGCGTTTTTCATTATGGCATCAAGCTTATCGTTGGAAACTTTCAGGGTCATTTCATTGATAGCCGTGTTTGCAAACTCCCTCACAACAGCGTGTTCAAGCCGCAGAGAGTGAACTCCCTTGGGTGCTGCATTACCTGCATACATTCTGTCCCACTTGTCGATAGCTCTTATCATACTGTCCGTCACGGCGATATCAATGCCGTAAACGCCCTTTATATCTGACTTTGAAAGCATTCTGCTTATCCACTCCCTTATTTTTGAAATAATGCCCATAGCTTACTGACCCCGCCTTTTCCATACTCTTTCCATTGCATACCGAACGGCGTCGATAACGTGGTCATTGCCGTCGGGATAGCCGCTTATAACGTTGCCCTCTTTATCCCTGTCATACTCGCAGTTGATGAACTCCTCGCAAGCCACAGGACAACGCTTGTTATCTATAACGATACTTCGCAGAGATTGCAGCCACTTATATGAATACTCCCTGCTGTTAGGGCCTTTCTCTGCACCTCTCGCAAGCAAGCCGTATGCTCTGTAATCCTCAACAGACTTATTCTCTGCACTGTCGCAGGTGATAAGGTCATTTGCTGTGATACCAAGCTCCAGCAAATGCTTTGCGGTATCAATATTCTTTGTTTTGTTGCAGGTGTACTCCTGCCATATGAACAGCGTGTGCTGAGCAGGGGCATAATGCACTCTGACAAAAGCGTAAAGGTCGGGATACCAGCCCCAGTCAACGCCGTTATAGATGTTATCGAACTGTGCTATCTCGTCGTCGGTTATCTCTCTTATGAGGACGTTATCGAAAACATTGCCACCCGTACCGTTTGCAACGCCCATATACTCGTTCTCATAGGCAGTGGGATTGGTTTCTTTGAGAAATTCGGCGTCATCAAGAAAAGGCTTGCCAAGCCACTTTTTCGGCACAGTAAGATAAGTGCTTTCGGTAACGAGTCTGTCCGTTCTCGGCACTTTGATGTACTTATTCGCCCAGTTCTGAGCCGACTTCGGAGGGTTGAAAGACTTGAACTTATATGCTCTCTCGCCGCCTCTTATAACAGACTGTTCTATTGTTCGCACAGCTTCTTCACCGCCGAACTGGTCAAGCTCCTCAAACCACACGATGCCAATATAGCCAAAAGGCGGCTTGATAGACTTTATCTTGTGCGGGTCATCAGCACCACGAAAGTATATTTTCTGCCCTGTTGAAATGCGTGTGATCTCAAGGGGCGACTTTGTGCAGGCAAACTCATCATCAAGACCAAGTGCAGATATTGCCCAAAGTATCTGAGAATAAACGCTGTCTTTTAGAGTATTCGCCACAGCACGCAGGACGCAGACGTGCATATTCTCGTTCTTCATCAGCAGGTCGATAACGTTCAGACCGCAGAATGAAGATTTAGTCGAGCCACGTCCGCCAGGGAAAACATACTCTGAATGTTCCTGCTCTGCGATATCGAACAGGACAGGCGAGAACGTAGGAGCGACAAGGCTCGCAGGGATACCGCTGTACACCTTATCAGGCATAGAAACAGGCTCAAGCTTTTGTTTTTCAAGCCTGAGCCTTGCGTTATCGTATTTTATCTTATGTTTGAGCATATCGTCATCACGGATAATGTCACGCAGCTCTTTCACCGCCGCAACGTCCCCTTGCTTTGCCCTCGCCATAAGAGCCGCATTCACAAGTAGCATATTATTTATGAAGTCGGGGTCAAGGCCGTTAAGGTCAATGCCCTGCTTAACGAGGAACTCATAGTCCGCTCTGGTATTGGCAGGCTGTTCAAGCAGAAAGTCCATTACCTGCTTCATAGTCTTTTTACGCCTGCGGACTTCGCCTGATTTTTTACCGCCTTTTGCACCATTTTTTCGAGCTTCACTCGAGCTTGGAACTATTAAATTCTGTTCATTCGGCATTCACCTCACCTCTCTTTTGACAGTACAAAAAAAAGACACCTTATGAAAAGATGTCCTTCATAATTTAAAGCTAACATATCCTTATTGCGTAAAAAATATACTTAGTCTTTATTTGATTTGCATTTATCTATATTTTTATATTCAAATACAAATTCATTGAGTTCAAAGGTCTCCATTTTTCTTTTTCTTAATTCATCTGCTCGTAATCCCTCTGTAATATACGCAGATTTCTGCCCTGTTTTCTTCAAGATTGGCTATGAGCTTTGGTATCAGCTGATAGCGTGATATCTTTTCTTGTATTGTCAACCTTTATCCCTCCTCGATCATTCTTCCGCAAACAGGACAGAACTCAAAACGGACTTCCTTGCCGTCTGCACCAAGCTTTTCGCTCCACTCTGTCACTCCATTGCAGTATTCACAGCCTGCATATTCAGGTAAGTTTACGCCGTTGTGTTTCGCAAGCCCCTCGTCGCAGAGTATCAGTTCAAGTGCCTGCAATGCGTATTTGAGCTTTTCTTCCCTGTCCTGCGTTTTGTTTATCTTCCAGACTGTTGTCTGCCCTCTGCGGATATTCTCCTGCATTATGCAGGCTTGTCTGAAGAACCTGCCGTTTCGCTCCTTGCTGTGAAGATATTCCCGCTTGTATTCCGCCTGCTTGTCCTCGCATATCTCTTTTGACCAGCCCTCATGCCTGTTCTTGTAGCCAAGTCTTGATAACTGCGAGAAATACTTATATTCCTCAGCAGGATACTCGTCATAGATGAGCCTGCCGTCTATCGCCATATCTTCATATCGTGCAAATTCTTCTTGTGACATTCTTTTGAAATCTATCTTTATAGTTGATACCCCCTTTTGTGGAGGGTTGTGGAGGGTTTTCGCTGTTTTTCAAGAACTCTTTCTTTATATATATTCTTTTTATTTTCTTATACGAAAGGTTAAGAAACCCCCTCAACCTATCCACAACCCTCCACACTTACAGATACTTACACTTGCTCGTCAAGGGTTATACCTGAATAATAATTGCACCCTCTGCCTTTTACTTTTTCAAAGCGTTTTGCAAGCTCCATACCGAACTTTGTTGAGCTCATACGATATTCATTGTTCTGCTCAGCCCAGTTAAGATATGCCGCAAAAAGCTGACTTGACTTAACGCTCAGACCCTTGCCCACAGTACACTTATCCTCAACAAATGCAGAGATAACATCCATTTCACGGCGGTACTCCCTCACTTCTTCAAGGACGGCACGAGGCATTTTAAGCCCCTCTTTCTGCCACAGCAGACAGCCCTCAACCGCCCAGCGGAATATGCCCGTAAGCTCCGCCGACAGCTTGTATTTCAGCCTGCGGTCTATCTTTTCTTCGGGGATCTGCACAGTGAACGGTATCATATGTATCCTGCGCCATATGCCCGTATCTGTTCCTCTGATGACAGGCTTATGGTTTGTCGCCATCCAAAGCTTGAACTCAGGCTTGAACTCGAACTCGTCGCCGTAAAGTTTTCTTGCCGTAACAGTATCGTCGCCTGTAAGCTGTTTGAGCAGGCCCTCGTTGATACGAACGCCCTCGTTAGGCTCAACACTTGTCACGAGCCTTGCACCTTTGAGCCTTGCAATATCGCTGTTTATGGCGGTGCTCTGATTTGAACGCACCATAATAGTTTCAGGCTGGATATTTGCCGCATAGTCCCCGAAAATATCCCTTATGATATCAATGAAAGTTGACTTGCCGTTTCGTCCTGTTCCGTATAGAAAGAACGCACATTGCTCGGTGGTCGAGCCAGTCAGGGAATATCCCACAGCTTTCTGAACGTATCTGATAAGGTCTTTATCCCCTCTGAAAATGTCGTCAAGAAAGGCAAGCCAGCGAGGACAATCGGCGTTCTCTGAATACTCAACGGCTGTCATTTTCGTCAGATATGTCATAGGGTCGTGAGGAGATATGCCGCCGCTTCGCAGGTCGATAACTCCCCCCGGGGTATTGAGAACAGTTTTAAATCTGTCCATCTGAGCAGGCAGAACAGGAACGTGGTGCATGACCTCGCTTAGCATGGCGTTCTTTGATTTGTTAGAACGACAGGACTTCATATGCTTTTCAAAGGCTTTCGCCATATCCGTTCCCTCGTCTGCGTCAAGCTGAGCGTACACTTTTGCCTCTGCCGCCATGCAAGCCACAGCCTTATCAGCAAGACGTTTAACTGTGCCTGTCATATCGGTACACCACTTTCTGCCGTCATACCAAAGCCAGCGTTTGTCTGTATAACAGTATCTCACCTGCTCGCCAAAAAGGTCAACAAAGCGTTCTGCGTTGCCCGTATCGTCAAATGAATAAAGTCTTGGCTTGGTTTCTTCCTGCTCCACAGCACCCACAGAAATCGGCTCAGAGGGCGACTTGAAGTTAAGAGAAAATCCCCCTGCAAACTTTGGCGAATAGGTCTTGTCGCAATCTGCAATGGCTTTCTGAATGGTCAGTGCGCCATAGGTCGAACCGCTTTGCGCCCTGTCCCACTTTTCACGCATAAGACCAGAGGAACGAAATATCATATCCATTTTCTCTGCGTCACAGCCTGTCCAGAACGCAAGCATTGAGCAGAACGCCATATCAGCCTCAGATTGAGAGGTATATCCTGCGGTTCTTCCGCTGTAGAGTGACACGAACTTTCCGCCGTTCTTTGCACCTGCCGCCGCTTTGATTATCTGGTCTGCGGTGTCAAGTCTGACAGCAGGAACAGCCTTTGCCACAGGCTCGTGACCGCCTCCTATATACTTTTCGTGCAATGGCTTTATGCTGTCGGAACATTCTGCGATGCCCTCATATTCTGAGCAGGAGTTGCCTGTCATAACGAAAAATCTGCCGTCCTCATACATCTCAACTGAGCCTTTACGTCTGCCACGCTTTGGGAGCGTTCCTCTGCATATGATATGTATGCCCTTGCCCGATTGAGATATCTCAGTATAGCTTTGCAGGGTGGAGATAAATTCAGATATGATGTTGCCGTTCTCTCCCCTTTGGTATGCCTCAAGCTCCTCCTCTTTGCCGTCAATGTCAACACCGAAATACGGACAGCCGCCGAACATAAATCCTATGCCCGAATGTTTTTCCGAGGCTCTCACAGCCGTATCGAAATCGCACCAAGTAGAGGGGTTATTTGACATAGCCCCTCCGCCTGTAAGTGCGTTTATCGGCACTTTCTTTATCTTCCCTCTCTTTTCATCAGGCACAGCGTCCCAGCATATCCAGTTTGGCAGGGTTTTAAGCTCCTGCGGTATTTGTTCGTACATATATCCAACTCCTAACATAAATTTTGAAAAGTCAAAGCCTTTCACTTATCCCCGAAAAACACCCAAAAAGTTGCATTAAAAATGCAACAATTGCAGAAATGTTGCCAAATTAAAACATAAATCATTTGTTTGCACAAAATATCGTCTGCGTTTTTATGCAAAAGCACTATGACTTTTCGCTTTTCTCAGAAATCAGAACGGCACGCCGTCATCTGTAAGCACGTCCTCAAAATCTTCAAGCGAGCCTATGGCGCTGTCAACCTGCGTATTTGTCTTAGGCGCAAAGCCCGTCTGCTTAGTCGCAAAGCTGTCCGCCTTCGGTGCAGAGGATTTAAACTTATGCTTGCACTCAGGATACTTTGTAGGGTTGACAAAATTAATGCGTTCCTGCTCCTTGCCGTTCCATTCCTCGTGTGTGAGATCTACCCTTATGCACTTGTTCAGCAGGTCGGTGCAGTATGCTTTAAGGCTGTCATACTCCTTGCCGTCGGGAAGCTTAGCCGCCTTGCCCATTGCCATAAGCTGAGCAAAGTTGTAGCCCTCCACCTGCATATCGTTCTCGTTAGGTTCATGCTTTTTCCATATGGTGTGAAACAGGCAGGAGTTGCCGTATTTCTGTCCCTGCACGTCATTTCTGATGACGAGAGTGAAGTTAAGACCCATAGAGCCTTTCTTTGTTGTGCGTTCCTCGATAGCGGTTATGATGCACTCGTAATCGCCCTCAGGCTTTAATCCGTTCTGAAATGCCTCTGATTGATTTGACTTAAATCCCATTTTTTATTCCCCCGTTAGTAAATTTACTGCGTCCTCTGCTGATCGGCATATGCCTGCCAATGCTCCGCACTCACGCATTTTTGTTATAAAATTCTTCTGCTCGGGACGAACTCGTCCCGACTTTGTTTTAACTTCGATAAAGACAGCTCTGCCGTCCTTATGCCTTACGCCGAACAGGTCTGAAAAACCTTTCGGCACACCTGTAGTGAAATATCTGCCGTCAACTGTCCTGCCCTCGCCCACGTTCACACGAAAGACAGTGCAGTAGGGCGATACCGCACAGCGTATCTCGTTTTGTATCCTGTGTTCTTCCGTCAACCTATAAGCCCCCTTTGCCTTGCCTGATAATACGCCCAGCCTGATTTGTAACCGTGACTTTTCGCATACTGCAAAAGTTCGGGATAGGTATGACAATCGGCAGGACTTGAAAAGTCAAGCTTAAATCCCTCCACCTTTACAAGCCCCACGCTGTTATCTGTTTCAAGCTTTCTCTCGGCTGAGGGGAACTCATATCCGCAATGAGGACAGCATACTTTCACCCCCGCAGGAGGAGCGGAGAAAGTATAGAAACATTCGGGGCATTGTTTCACCTTGTCGCTCTGCTCCTGCTTTTTATGCTGAGCTTTCGGCTTTTTCTCCAAGCTCCACTCCCTGTCATCGTCAGGCATACCAAACCTTGCATAGTTGCCAACGTGGTCGATTATGACGGCTCTTTTGTTAGGTCTGTACCGCATACATCTCATAGCCTGCTGAATGTAAAGAGTAAGGCTCTTGGTGGGTCGCAGGAGTATGGCACACTCGCAGTCGGGGACGTCAAAGCCCTCCGAGATAAGGTCAACGTTGCACAGCACAGTTATATCTCCCCTGCGGAAAGCTGAGATAATGCTGTCACGTTCTGCCTTTGGGGTCGAGCCGTCGATATGAGCCGCCTTTATGCCGTTTTCATTAAACACATCTGCCGTTCGCTGAGAATGTCTGACGGAAGCACAGTAGCATACCGCTTTTTTGCCATTTGCTAACTGTTTGTAATACTTTATGACGTCGCCGAAAACAGTATTTTTCACCATAGCTTTCTCTATCTCCGCCGCCATATATTCTCCGTGAGAAACGTGAAGCCCTGTAAGGTCGGCAACGTCAGGAGCATAGTAGTCATAAGGTGCAAGACAGTTGTTATCAATAAGCCATTTTGCAGATACGCCAATGATAAGCTTGTCGTTCACGTCACCAAGCCCGTCACCATTAAGGCGAACAGGAGTCGCTGTAACGCCCACTCTCGGCACGTCTGAAAAGTATTCGTATATGCGTTTGTAGGACTGAGCAAGGCTGTGGTGATTTTCGTCAGTTATGATAAGGGCAGGTCTGGCAAGCTTTTTAAGCCGTCTTGTAATTGTCTGCACCATACCAACTTCGCAGAGCCTCATATCAACGCCCCAGCGAATAAACGTCTTTTTTATCTGCTCCACAAGCTCACGTCTGTGGACGAGAAAAAGCACTCTCTTGCCGTTAAAGGTCGTTCGCCTTGCCATTTCAGCCACAATGCAAGACTTTCCTCCGCCGCAGGGCAGGACTATGCAGGGTGCTTTATACCCTGCACGCCAAGCCTGCCTTACCTGCTCCACCAGCTCATTCTGATACGCTCTCAGCTTCATTGGACTTCGCCGCCTTTACCCTTTTCAGAACGCATTTCATGCAAAGCTGTTTGCCGTAATTCTTCATCGAGCCGTCTATTATCTGCTGAACTGTACGCTTGCCGTCTGACATTATCGTCTTTCCGCACTCTGAGCAGATATGTTCGTCTGCAAGATGATAGTATGTTCTCAGTGCTTCATCAACAAGTTTCAGATCGTTGCTTATGTACATACTGTCGAACAGCCCGATAGGACTTTTGCAGGTGTCAGTGCCGTCCGTCTGAGTGGCGAAAAGATACTTGCCGTCAACCACAACAGTTTTAAGCACAGTTGTGAACATACCCTCGACAGTTATCTTTTCGTCAAGCAGCTTGCCGATAGTTTTAGCTTTCTGCCTGCCGTCCTCGCCTGTATCAAGGTGATTGAGAAAATACACGATAACGTCCTCCGGAAGCATTTCAACGCTTCTCACAAGCTCCCAGAAATTCTTTGCAATGTCGGTGAACTTCTGATAGCCCGTTTCCTTTGCACGGCGCATAAACTCGTTCACCATAAGATACTGGCTATCGTCAACGGCTATGGACTTTGCCGTCTGAGCTTTCATAAAGCGTTCTATCTCACCGTAATTGTCGGTATGTATCGTTGACTTAAACTGTGTGCGGAACGGAAGCTGTTTTCCGTTCACGTTCACAAGTGCAAGCTCGTCCTCTTTGAAATTTCTCAGGGAAGCAGATTTGCCGCTTCCCGAAAAGCCTAATACAAGTATTGCAAGTCCCATTCTCTTTCCCTCCTTATCTTATGGTCAGTCCCGGTCTGCGGACAACTGCCGCATAGGGGATCTCTCTGCCTGCCTCGATAGCCGCCTTGACAGCCGTCTTGCTTATGTCAGGATCTTTGTATTTCAGCAGGCTGTCATCATTGACCTTTGCCCACTCCACAAAGGCTTTCGGGTCTGTTATCTCGGTGCTTTCCCTGCCCTTTGTAATGCTTATCTTAGCCATAACGCCCTCTATTTTGTTAAGGTTGACCCTCTGCATACTGTTCATAAGATAAGCTTTAAGGCTCTCTGCCTGCTTGACCTTCTGCTCACGTCTTGCTTTGAGGGCTTTCTCCTCTGCTTCAAGCATTTTCGCCTCGCTGCTCAGCACCTTGACATAAGCCGCAACGTTCTCCGCCTTGTCTGTAAACTCAGCCTCAACGCATTCAAGGGTATCAAACCACACCTTTTCAGCCTCAGCCTTTTCCTCTGCCGTAAGCTCGGCATTTTCCGTCATATCCTCAAGGCTGTCAAAAAGCCTCTGAAAATCGTTTGTAAGCTCATAAAGTTTCATTTTTATACCTCCAGTTTTGAATTGATTATATCCGCAAGCTGTCTTGCTTTTTGTGTGAAAAGTCCGTAATTGTCGCTGTCATTATGCTCATTCACAAAGTCCACGAGCCTTGTTACGCTGTCAACAGCGGTGGAAAGATAGGCCTTGAATATGGCTTTATCGTCCTGCGTTGACGTGATCTCTGTCTTCCCCGAAAGCTTTTTCTCATACTCTGCCTTAGTTCTGTCAAGCTCCTCACGAAGCTGTGAAAGCTTGTCCTGCTTATCCTTTTCAGCCTGCTCAGCTTTCTGCAAAAGTTCTCTGCGGTCTTTCAGGCTGTCTTCTTCAAGCTTTGAATATTTTTCTGACCAGTCAAGGTCAACACGCCGCATAGCGTCTTTAAGGTTCGCCACCTCTTTACTGTCCGTTTCCACAGCTACCTCGATAGGACGGCTCTCAAGCTCCTTTATCTCGGCTTCAAGCTGACGTATGCGGAGTTCAGCCTTGTCCCTCTGCTTTGATATCCTATCGCAGATACCGTTCATATCGTCAAGTCTGCCGCTGAGCATATCTGCCTTGTCAGCCTTGATCTTAAGCTGTTTGACCTTTTCTTCAAGCTCTCTTACTGATGTATTTTCAAGGTCAGTGTTCTTGGTAAGTTCAGAACGTTCGTCCTCAGAAAGCTTGGTGAGAAGTGTTAGTTTCTTTACTCCAATTAGTGAACTCGAGTTCACTAATTCTTTTGGCAACTTCTCAACAATCGAAATGTAGTTATATACTTGTCTATCCGAAAAGCCTGTTTCAGATTTACAGTAATCATTAAATTCCGAATACCCAAGCTCCTTGTAAAGCCTGCTGTCCCTCATTTCCTTAAAGCCCATACACATATCGTAAAGGCTCTGCTGTGCAAGCTGAGCTGAGGTCTTTATCCTGCGGTCAAGCTCAGCCGCCTTGATATATTCTGCCGATAGTTCGTTCATGCTGTTTTACGCTCCTTTCGTTTCTCAGCGAAAACCCTGTCAAGATACCGCTGATACTTCTGTTCAAAGTCCTTTATCTCCTGCGATTTGTCCTCGCCGCCGTTTTGTACCACGTTGTTCCTATACCCTCTGCACTGCACGATACCGCCGTATTGGCTAACCTCCACAGTATAGTAAGGCTTGTTAGGCTCAGAGGCTTTCCGCAGAAACATTATGCTGAGTTTCCCCATAGCATGGCGTTCTGCATATCCGCCCACACAATGGGAAAGTATCCTGCCCTCGTCCTCTATCTCTTTCAAACTGTGGGGCTGTCTGACAAGCAAGCCGTCTGCCGAAAATTCAAGGCAGACACGCTCTGCAAGCCTTTTTGTGAAGTTCTGCAAAACAAGCTCGTCATGCTCATAGTTGATGATCTGAGTGAGTCTGTTGTGCATTGTCCAGAAATCGTGTGGCAATGCTATCATTGTATCGTGAATGTTATACTCCAGCGTTTCGCACTGCTCCAGATAGTCGCTGTAATCAAGAGGTGTCATCTTCTGCTCGTGTATGTATCGTGCCACCCTTTGCGGTGTAAGCCCTGTTATCCTCACAAGGCGTTCAAGAGTGCCGTGTTCGCCCTTAAATACCTCTGCGATATTCAGGATATCCTCAGGTCTGAGCTTTGGATATTCCTCACGATAGTCAAGATACTGCTCCCACAGATGTTCACTGCCTTTTAGTGCCTTGAACTCCGTCTTGTTCAGTCCGAGCATTTTCAGCAGGTCATTACTTTTCCAGTTCACACGCTGAGAGAGCAGGAACTTTTCCTGATATCCCCACCAACCTGTGTATCTCACGCTTGTTACGTCATAGCCTTGTTTCATAAGATACTCAAGATTAGGGTGCTTGCAATATGCGTGAAGATAGCATATAAGCATATTGCCGTGATAATGCTGATACTGACTATACCGCATATCCGATTTGTCTATGGCTTTGATGTTCAGTACCGAATAGGAATTATCGTAGTTATATCCCATACAGCACTTGCAAAAAACAGGCTCACGGAAGTCATTACGCACAGACCAGTTTATGCCGTTATCACTGCCGTATCTCACAGATCCGTCACGGGCAAACACATACCGCTGTCTTTCCACAAGGTCACCCGTTGAGTATCGGTGAAAGCAACGTGCAAAAAGCTCAGCACCCCTTGTGAGGAACACCACATAATTCTTAGCACCTCTGCCTTTCATCTTATCCATAAGCTCTTTATCCACCGCAGGAAAGCAGTAGATAAGAGCCTCTTTTCTTGTCTTTTTCATACTGCTACCTCAGAAGTCAAGCAAGCTGTCAAGTGACAAGCTGACAGGCGGTTTTGCTGTTTCTTCGCTGTCCGAGCCGTCGCCCAGGTCGATAGTCATATTGAAATGAACGTCCGCACCCTTGAAGTAAAATCTTACAGCTCTGCGGTAGACCTCGATATCCGAGATACTTCCCCCTGCACCCTTAACAGCGTTTTCTGCACACTCAGCGAAAGTCCTGTCCGTCTGCAGGACCGCCTGAGCGAACTCCTCGTTCTGCTCACAGAAAGTTTTGAGGACCTCAAGAGTAGGCTTTGCGACCGCCTGCGCATACTTGCCAAGCTTAGCGGCAGACAGCTCCTGCGACAGCTTGTCCTGAGCTTTCTTTGCGTTAATGTTCATTGCCGTCACAGCCTTTTTGCACACTACTCATCCACGCACTGGCACAGCAGATGTCCTTGTATGTCTCGCCGAGTTCAAAAGCCTTCTTCTCATGCGGCTCCATTTCTTGACGCAGTGCCAAAAGGGTTGACATAGCACTTGCGAGCACTTGACATATATCCGATTTTGTGCTATCATCAATTTGTATGTTATCGGTATCTTTTGATACCACCTCCGAGCTTGTGCCTGTTGCCGCAGGTGCAGGCTCGTTTTTTGTGTTGTTCACTATGTATCGTGTGAAAGTTTCAATGCAACCCTCAATTTCCAAAGTTGCGAAAAATGGGCAGTTATCGCAGTCAGCATTTGTCGCACAATGTTTCGCCGCATTTATGATATCTTCGTTTGTAAATTCCTTATTCATCTTTATTCCTCCCTTATCGGCTGTACGCTCATATACTGCTTGCCGTCATAGTCCATCTTCTTCACAGGTTCAATCCCTTTCTCACGGAGCGACCTCGCGGCATCGCCAAGCCCTCTGTCGAAGTCCTCACGGATCTTGTAGAACGCACATCTGCGACAGTAGTCCTTCGTTGGCGTTACTGTCAGTGCACCGCACTCGCCAGGATTGACATTTGAACGGAACACGCAAAGGCTTACCGCCCCGCTGCCATTGTCAAGGGGCTTGTCCCTCTTAAATACCTCTCTCATCACTATCATCGTCTTCGTCCTCCTCGTTTTCAAAACGTTTCTCCCAGTGCCTATCAGCCACGCTCAGAACAAGATATATCACTACATCTATCCCTGCAAGCACGGCTATTGTTATCAGCAGTATCAACGCCATTTTACCACTTTCCTTTCATTTCAACTTCGACCTTGACCACGGGTCTGCCTGCTTCTCTCACCGCACGCTTTATGCTCTTCTCTGCTTCCTCGTAGGCAGTTTCTTTTACGCTTACATACCACCTGTACGCAACATACATTGCAAGCACCACCAAGAGCGCTACCGCTGCGGCACATCTGATTATCTCTAGTACGGCTATCATTTTCTCACGTCCTTTCCGTAAAGCGTGCGGAGTTTTTTAAGCCTTTTCTCGAAGTTGTCGATATCAATGCCCCACACCTCGTAGGCTATCTCGGTATTGACCGAGTGCGGCAGCCATGACGTCACGCCACGCTTTGCCATTTCTTCCTTAACAGCTTTCTTGATCTTGATAGTCTGCGTTTCACCTGTGCCGAACAGCTCCTTGATATCCGCATTGGTTATTTCGGGTTTTTCATAGTACAGCCGCACTGCCATTTCAATGTCAGGTGACCTCATTTTTATTCCTCCTCGTTTTATATTTTGTTGCTGTTGGGTAGTATTATTGTCCGTCATCGTCTGTCAGCTCAAAAAGCAGCTTGCCTGTCAAAGACCAATACTGCGTGACCTCTCGATATGGGTCATTTTCTTTTCCTGAGCCTTTAAGTGCTTTTGTGACAATGACCTGTCTTGTCATTGCACTGTCGCAGCCCCTCAATTCAATGTTGTTTGTCATTGGTTCACCTTCTTTTTCTGTCTTATTACTGTTGATTTTGTACTTACCGTTGCTGTACACGATCTCTACACCGAGTACATCTGCAATGTTTTCAGCAACACGCCTGCTATCAGTTGTGCCGCACATAAATGCTTTTATTGTACTTTCCTTTACACCTGATTTCTCAGCTATTTGAGCATACGTTAAGCACTTTGATTTCGCAATCATTTTGACTTTTGCTTAAAATCATCAAACATAATTTGTCACCCCTTTCTGTCCGTTTTAGTAAGATAACTATCTTTAGTACTTACATATTGACTTTTAACACTACATATGGTACAATACAAGCATACCACTATGAAATGAGGTGGTATGTAATGAATACTCGTCAGACGAGCAAGTCTGTTGCAAGCAAGGCTTCCAAAATACTTTCTAATCCAAAATCAACAAAGACTCAGAAAAGTGTTGCAGCCAGTGCTCTTACTCAGACAAAGACAGGCAAGAAAGGTAGATAAGCCTGTCTAAAAATTTTGGAGAGGGTGGAACATTTCGCAGATGTTTCACCCTTTATCTTTTAAACAGTTCCTCTATTGGAACATCTGGAAAAAACTTTTGCTGTATAGCTATTGCCTGCTCCAGTGAAAAGCTTGCGTTTCTCCTGCCGTGAAGTTTGACCGACAGCGTACACTTAGTTATGCCAAGCTCTTTTCGGATAGCTTTATGCTTTATTTCACGTTTGCTTATTTCTTCAAGCAAACGTGCGTATGGTTTGTCCACTTACCCTCACCCCCTCTTTAATCGCCTGTTGCATTATGCAACTCACTGGGTAAAAAAATATTTGCCGAACTCTCCAGCGTCAATGTGGAGCAAGTGTGACAGCTTCTCAGCCTCGTCCAAGTCAAACGGACGTACATTGTTTATTTTCTGGTTAGCCGTAGGTTGAGCTATGTTTAAACAATGTGCAACGTCAGCTTGGGTCAGTTCAAGCTCTTTCATTCTCCCCTTGATCTTGTTCGTGTTTACCATATGTCCGCCTCCTTTCTTGTTGCGTTATGCAACTTATTGCATTATCATAATAGCACATAACTTTTCACTTGTCAATAGCATTTTGCAACATTTTTTTATTTTTTTTAAAAAAGCTATTGCATTATGCAATTTAATGTGATATAATCATAGTAACGAAAGCAGGTGAGTAAGATTTGAATACTGTAGAAATTGGAAATAGAATAAAAACTGCAAGAGAAGAAAAAGGACTTACACAAGAAGAACTTGGTATCCGTCTTGGATTGAATAAATCAACTATTCAAAGATATGAGGCAGGAAAAATTCTCAGAATAAAATTGCCTGTTCTTGAATCAATCGCTATCGAGCTAAGCGTTAATCCTGAATACCTTGCATTAAAAACTGATGATCCTAGTCCTAAACATTCTTCTCATATTATAGATTCCAACGCAACCATACTCCCACAAGACAACGTACATATAGTACCTATATATGAGAGCGTGTCGGCTGGTTTTGGAGCATATGCTGACGATTGTGTTGTGGGCTATATGCCGCTCTATATCGTCAACGAGGAAGAGGCTAAGAATACAATGTGCATTGTCGTTTCGGGGGACAGTATGTACCCAAAGATAGAAAACGGCGACAAGATACAGGTGTTAAGGCAGGATTGGGCTGAGGACGGACAGGTAGTTGTTGCCCTTATCGACGGTGAAAACGGCGTTGTGAAGAAAATTAAGTATTCTGATGACAAGATAACCCTTGTATCATTCAACCCCGAGTATCAGCCAAGAGAGTTTGTCGGTGCAGAAAGAGACCGCATAAGAATACTCGGCATTGTAAAAACAGTTATAAAATCCTTATAATAAAAAAATTCCCCGCCAGCACCGCAAATACTGACAGGGATAGCACACAGAATTTTCTCCTGCATGATTACAAATACATTATATCACCAATTTAAGACAATGTAAATGATTTCATAAATTGTTTACAAATGTCGATTTATAGGGAGGAAAAATTATGACTTGTCCAAATTGTAAAGGTGAAAACGCACCAGGCGTAGCGGTATGTGAATATTGCGGTCACGAACTGCCGCAGCCACAGAAAATTGATAACCACGTTGAGCATAACAGCAATATCGTTCAGCACATCACATACGTTACAAACGTCCAGCAGGTCGCACCGCAAGCTCCTGTTGAGCAGGTAAGCCCTAAGAGTAAAAGCACAGCTGAAATACTTTGCCTGCTGACCTTTTTAGGCTTGGGCGGTTTGAACAGATTTTATGTAGGCAAAGCTGGCACAGGTTTGCTGTACTTCTTTACTTTCGGAGGTTTCTTTATTGGAGCAATAGTTGATATGATAAATTTGTTTCAGGGAAATTTCACTGACGCTCAGGGCAGAGTGTTAAAATAAAATCCCCTGCTAGTATTGTAAATACTGACAGGGAAAAAGGAAGTGTTCATTTGAATATTTTAGTAGATAAATTAACTGATAAGTCAAAAGAAGCCTTTATTATGGCAATAGAAGTATATAATAAACCTTCAATTAAATATAGAGTAGAAGGATTTAGCTTTTTTATATGCAATGCCTGGGAACTTATGTTAAAAGCTCATATGATTAATACGTTCGGAAATGAGAGCGTATACTACAAAGATAACCCAAACCGAACTATTACTTTGGAACTTTGCGTAAAGAAAATATTTACCAATGATAAAGACCCATTAAGAAGAAATCTTGAGAAAATTATTGAATTGAGAAATATGAGTACTCATTTCATAACCGAAGAATATGAAATGGTATACATTCCTCTTTTTCAGGCAACGGTTTTTAATTTTATTGAAAAAATGCAGGCTTTTCATAATATTGATATGACTGAAATTATTCCACAAAATTTCCTCACACTTACTGTAAGCTACAATACCATAGACAATGACGAAATAAGGGCAAAATATCCTCCTGAAATTGCAGAAAGACTAATAGGTACAAATGAGGAATTAACACCTATTATTGACGAAAATAACAGTCATTTTGCTATAAGAGTAAATCATCATTATTACATAACAAAGAAGAAAGACGAAGCCTCTGCGGTTGTTAGGATTGATAATAGTGCAGATAAAGAAATAAAAATCGTAAAACAAATGCAAAATCCTAATGATACATATAAATTTACCGCTAAGAAGTGCTGTTCAGAAATCAATAAGAAACTTGAAAAAGCAAATATAACTATGAAATTTAATATGTATCATTTTAATTTATTTTGCAAGCATTATGAAATTAAAGGAAATGATAAACTCTGTTTTGTTTCAAGAATGTTTTCACAGCCTCAATACAGTTACTCATTACAAACAATAGACTTTATTGTAGACGAAATAAAAAAAGACCCTGAACATATAATTCAGAATCTAAAAGAGAGATTACAAAAAAATAAGTCAACCCCAGGGGCAAAGGAATTCTAAGCACGAATGCCTACTCCCATTCGGGAACCCAGCCTTAATCCTTCACGAGTTAACTTACTTATATGATATCATATGCACATCTATTTGTCAATATGCACTGGCACAAATTCAGCATATTGCATAAAAAAATCTCGCCCCCCAAGTGCTACCAACACTCAGAGGCGAGCAGAGCAGATACTACCAATATCAGCTCGATTCAAATTCACACTAACCCATTAAGAAAGGGCGAATTCTGCCCTTTTATTGTAGCACACTTTCGAGGAAGTGTCAAGAATAGGAGGAATATTTATGCCGATCTACAAAATGACGGACAAGAACGGAAAGAACATCAGAAAAGACGGTCTGCAAAAATATCGTGTGCGTATCAATTATACGGATAGTTTTGGAAAGCCTCATCAGATAGACCGTGTGGTGTTTGGTGCAGAGACGGCTAAGCAGCTTGAACTCCAGCTTACACAAAAGCTCAATGCTAAAGAGATAACTCCGAAAATGACTATCGGACAGCTATTCACGGAGTACATCACTGCCAAGCGTTCAGAGGTCCGTGAAACATCACTGGACAAATCCCTGAGAATACTGAAAAAGAACGTCCTGCCGGCCTTTGAAAGCGTGAGGATAGATAATCTGAACGTGCCAATGGTGCAGAAATGGAAGCAGGAGCTGTCAGAGCAGGGATTGGCTATCGTCACTCGAAAGAACATTTATGGCGAATTTCGTGCAATGATGAACTATGCTGTGAAAATGGAATACATTCCGAAAAACCCCGTTATCACCGCAGGCAACTTCAAAGCGCCCCTTGAAGCCAAGAAAGAAATGCTTTTCTACACGCCTGACGAGTTCAAGAAATACATATCGGCAGCTAAGAATTATGCTCAGGAAGCAGAGGATGGTGGCTCAATGTACGAATGGAACTACTATGTATTTTTCAACATAGCATTTTACATGGGTATGCGAAAAGGCGAGATATACGCTCTGCAATGGACTGATATAAAAGACGGCTACATATCTATCACCAAGAGCATTGCTCAGAAGCTCAAAGGCGGTGATCGTATCACGCCGCCAAAGAACAAGCCAAGCATACGGACGATACAGATACCAGAGCCATTAAGAGCAGTGCTGTCCGAACATTACGAACGCTGTAAGAAAGCAGTGCCAAAGTTCAGTGATGATATGTACATCTGCGGCGGTGAGCGTCCTATTCGTGACACGTCCCTTGAAAAGACCAACAAAAAGTTTGCAGACTTGGCAGGTGTCAAACGTATCCGTATTCATGACTTCCGTCACAGCCACGCTTCCCTGCTCGCCAATGAGGGCATAAACATTCAGGAGATAGCACGGCGTTTAGGTCACTCCAACATATCAATGACATGGAACACCTACTCGCACCTCTACCCACGAGAGGAAGAACGTGCGGTGAAGATATTGAACACAATCGTGTAAAAATCGTGTATACAAAAGAAAACCACCGTATTTACGGTGGTTTTTGTTCGTTTGGCGGAGATGGAGAGATTAAATATACCACTTCACACCACTTTTTATTGTTTTATAAAACTACTCGCAAACCACGCATTTACGTCATTTAAGCCGTTTTTCTTGCTCCGTGTTTCACAAGCATATATTTACAATTCAGCTTTATCGTGTATAATTCGTGTACGCAAAAACAGCCGCCTCAGACCCATAAAAGTCCGAGACGGCTGAAATTCTACCTACTTAATCTTCTTTGTAATCTCGTCGCTGAGCTTCTTGATGAAGTTCACGCCTGCAATGCCATTCTCGCTGTACCCCCACTTTTTCAGCAAGGTATTAACTGCCTTTGCAGTACCTTTTCCGTATGTACCGTTCTTATCCATACCTACGTTGTGAAGCTTGACCGCCTTTGCAATAAGCAGCAGCTCCTTGAGCGCAAGCACACCGTTTGTTTTGTTGCCCTGCTTGTAGCCTGTCTTGTCAAGCACTTTCGCACTTATCTTGCTCTGGTTCTTTGGTCTCAGGAAGCCTGCAATGTGGTCGTAAGTATGCTTGACCTTAGTGCAAGCTTTTCCGCTCCAGTTTTGGTCATACGAATAAAAATAACTCGTGTTGCCCTCACCGGTGCAGATTGCTATGTGACCCCAGCCGCCATTCAACGTGCCTGACCATATCGCTACATCACCCTTTTTCGGCACGAAACTTGGCGTGTTCTTTACCTTTGTGAAATTTGCTTTCAGCCAAGTATTTTTGTCAAACAAATCCCAAAAGTGATGTGCGTCATACCAGAAATTCTTGATACCTGAACCGAAGACCTCGTTAAAATATGCCGTTGCAAGGTCTACACACTGCCTGCCTGCTGCTCCGTCATAGTCAACGGCTACGCCATTGTGCTTCTTGATAAACTCATCGTAATTCATTGTTATTCCTCACTTTCGTTTGTATCCACTTTGTTTTCAACTGTGATTTTAAGCTTGTGTACTATCTTCACCAAGAATGACGGCAGTGGTATACCTATCACCGCAAGATTTTCCAAGATAGAAATACACTCGTTGATGATAAACCATATCGTCACAATAAGCCCGAAGTAAAAGCTGACACTTACCTCAATGCCTATCTGTGAAAGTCCTGAGATAAAGAGCCAATCAAGCACGCCTGACACCGCCACCACGAATATGTAGCCGACTTTCTTGAAAAGCCCTTTAAGACCGACACGGCTTGACAGCTCGCCCCTGCTCCATGCTTTCCACATTCCTGTGATATAGTCGATGATCATCACAAGCACCAGAATGACTATAGGTATCGCCATAACACGGAAATACGCTGACAGCCCTGCGGCTATCGCTGAAATGATGATTTTTGCTGTGTTTTCTTTCATTACTGTTCCTCTCTTTCGTATGTTTGTCCCGTGATTGTTGTATACTCCTCAGCCGTGATCCACTTGCCGACGGCGGTGTGCACCATAGCAACCGACCACAAACGGGTGTCATAGTATCTCTTGACCTTTGCATAGTTTTTACTCATCGCCGCTCACCTCCAACTCAACACCGTTCAACATAGCCAGAAAATCAACATTTGCCTTTATCCTGTCTATCTCGGTGACCTTTGGTTTGTTGAAATTATCTTCCGTCAGCCCCATGCTCTCAACCATAGATTTTTCTAACTTCGTCATGTTGTACCTCCTACTTCACTCAGCTTCACGATATATTCTTCTTCTGACGGCACTGGTATTCTGTAATCATCACCATTGCTGTTTTTAAATGTCACGCTACCCTTTGCCTCAACCTCAATATTTCGCAGGAAGTCATCTGGTATTAACGATGAAATGTCGGTTACGATAGGGGTTTCCAATTCGTAATATAACATAACACCCTGCATAGCCTGTTTGAATGCGGTGGCGTCGGTGTAGGACGTATCGTTGACATCGATATACCCGTCAGTGTTAGCATCAGCCGTTATACCTGTTACATTTATGTGACCCCATAGTTCATTCTGCGTTTTTGTCGAATATTTTGAACAAATGATATTTGGCGGAACGCTATAATTTTTTGTCAATTTCTGCCCTGTAACTTGCGATGTTTGAAAACTTACTTTTCCACCGACACCTGCAACCCAACTCAGTGTTCCCAAATCAACACTTTGTACGCACTGAACGTATTGTTTATTCTCATAGTCCACATAGTTTCGTGCCGTTCCTGCCGACCAGCCGTAGCCAGGCAGTGCCTTGATAGCTTCGGGGATAGGGTAGGCGGTATCACCCACAGCGACCTCTGTCACCCCAGTGCGGACAACTTCCCCAGCATTATATGGGTAGTAGTCCGCTGGGAATATTTTCTCAAATTCTTCCACAGTTGTGGGCTCGTTTCCCGAACCGAACATGGCGGTGAGGTCATAAATCTGTGGTTGTAGTTTAACGTTATCATATGTAACGCCCTCATACACATATAACGTGTAGTACCATTTTTCATTGCTACTTTCATTTGTGATTATAGTCCCGTGGCCTGTAGAATCCTGTCCATATGATTGCGAACTAAACTGCAATTGATCTTTTCCATAAACACCTGACAATGGGCTTGCAATCATTAGATATTTATGCCCTTTTTGGTTTTTAACAGATTGCACAGAAACTGCACTACCTGTTGTGGTAGCCGTTCCGTTCAGTGTAATAATGCCATCGTCAGAAAACGTAAATTTTACACCCGCTTGTGTGACTACAGTGGGTACTGGTTTAACCAGCTGATTCCACATGATAGACCTACCACCAATATTCTTCACCGACATCAGCTTACCGCCTGTAGGAATAGTCTTAGCATATGCTGTGCTACTATCAGTCTCAAATCTATGCGTGATACCCTGACCTATATCATATAACGCATTTACCCTACGTTGCAGTTCCTTTTCAGATAACTTTACCGCAGAAATTTCAGCCGTATTTTCAGCTATCTTTCCGACCGCTGTTGTGTAGTCATCTGGCAGGCTGTCAGCCACCGCCTGTGCTGTCTGTGCGGCAGTTTCAGCGGCAGTTCTATCCTCTGCGACCTTAGCAGCATGGTCTGCCACAATAGCCTTATCGGCTGTGACCTGCGTTGCCAACGTCTTCAACGCCCGTCGCAGGTGGCA